GTCTGAACCAACCTCGTATAGTTCTGCAGTGATTGCATAAAATTGTATCTTACCAAACTGGAAGAATGGTTCTTCCTTTCCGACATACTTAATTTCATACAAATTCTGTGTGAGAGGATAATATAATAAATCTCCTTCATTAGGTCTCTCAGGAACCGTAAGTTTTGCAGACATACTATGTTCTGTTACTTCTTCTGTCCACCTTTTTGTAGACACACGAAATATAATCTCGTCTGTAATACGCAAACCAAACTTACTTATAAATTCTGCGTTGTCTCCAAAACCCATTACATTTACAAGTAACATTTCAATCTGGAATTGATCTTGATACTTAGTGTATCTGACCTCATCCAATGTGCTATCTGCTAGAACTGTCTTGGGTAGATAGTATACGTCAGAACCAAATAGTTTAATTTGTTCGTCCACAAGATCTTGTGCAAGATTCTGTTCACCAGAATGTCCTGCATGATAAGTTGGGAAATAGGAACTTGTAGGCATCTTATCCGATCATATCCATTGGTGGTATTGCATACTTACTGAGAACTTCTGATTCAATTTTCTCAATTTCTGCAATTGCGTCCATATAAAGTTCTCTACCATTTAGTGTTACACCGCCAGGTAGTTGTACATTGTTATATTTAATTAAATTTTGACCCCACTGCTTCTTTAATTTTGCAGTAGCATATTTTTTAACAAACATGTCATTATACATTTCAGTTGCATCGTCTGGGTCTATCATACGATGAGCTTCTATCAATAGATTCTGTCCTTCTTGTAGGAAGTCTTTATCTATATCAAGATACAAACGATCACGACGCTGAGTATATCTAAACTGCTGGAATGAACCATTGTTTAAAACCATATCTAGAGTTTCTAGATATTGCTTGGTCATATAGTAGTTTAAGATATCAAGAGATCCAAAGGCATACAAATCATTTAAGAATATTCTATATTCAATACCAAATAAGTTGGAACGAATAGAGTTACCAACCATTCCAAAGACTTTACTGATACCAGTTACATGAGCTGGTATGGGTATATAATTTGTTGCTTCATCCCAAGTTACAGTATCAGCACCATCTGTTTTTGATGTAGAAACAGTTGCTGCAAGACGAGTCTTATCAGCAGCAGTTATCTCGTGTACAAGATAGCAACGCTCCATTCCATTATAACAATTCTCTTGAAAGAACTGAAATGTGTCGTCTATAACATTGTTTACTTGTTCATCATCAACATTAACCTGTAGTACAGGTTCTCCCAAATTCCTCTTACAATATGTAATCAGATCAGTTTTACTTGCGGGCGATGCCATTAGATACTATTATCCCTTCGTTCCTATTTAGGAAGGATCAACGCTTGCGGGTGCTGAGTCAGGTGCTGCTCCTTCTTCTTGCTCTAAGAGACCTAGTGTTTCTAGTCCTCCTTGCAGTTTAATTTTATATTCTGTTGCCTTCTTTAAACTGTCTTCTAATTCTTTTATTTGTGTTTCTGTCTTAGCAATTTGTTCCTCAAAATTTGACTTTAATTTAGTAGGATCCATGATTATCAAAGTGAATAGTTTCTTATATTTATAATGAATACTGATCAGGTAAAACTTACGGAATACTCTCCCTGTCTTAGATATCTAGGGAAAAAATTCATAGAGATAGATATCCTTTCGTCTGCTTTACTCATGCCATAAGAGTGAGATAACCCAGATTGCCAAAGCAATAAATCCCCTTCCTCTACAAAATCACAGGTATATAGATCTGCATTTATATGATTCTCCATCGGATTCTTTTTTTGTATATTCATAGATGGATGACCAGAGGAATTATTTAAGTTTGGATTTCCAAATCTTAAGGTTGGGTGAACTTCTTTATCATAATTTAGATAGTATGTTCCAGAAAAGAAAGAGTTAACATGATTATGTGGATGTTGGTAATTTCCAGTGTTGCAAATGTTTATCCATGCATCAGAAATAAAAAATCCTGGATGATTATACCCCATCTCATCTGCATATAAGTTTACTTTCCTGATTAAGAAAGCTTTAAAATCTTGAATAACATCATTGTCATCAAACATTGTTCCAAAAAGATTTTGGTCGTGATCATTAAAGTAATGAACAATACCTTGAGGATCTTCTCTTTTTTCATACTTAGTATCTCTGTAGATACCAATAATGTTATTAATTTCTTTTTTCAGTTTTTCATTTTCGTTGTATCCATAAACCCCAAGTAGTTGGGGAAATAAAGCATAATGATTATTTTTCATAATTATGAGGGGATTCTTTCTCTAAAATAAAATTCAATGTCTTGGAAGGAATTACTAGGACCACCAGATGATTGTAAATTCATTGGTTGTGCGTGGAACCATTGGTCTGCTTGGTAACCATTGTTACCTGTTTCCCAATATAGTATAGATCTTCTATTGAGATAGTTTGTAAAACTTCCATCGTTATCAGAGTTTCTATTGTAACTACTGTTCCATGCAATGCCAGGATAATTAGGTCCGTTCTCATATCTAGCACCATTTGATGATCCTAATTTATTAATTAAACCATTAGGACCTGTGATACTCATTTTAAAATAAGACTGAATTGGAAGACCAGGCGATGGGTTAAAAGACCAGTTGGAATTGTTGGTGCTATCAAATCTACTGTATCCTGCTATATTCCAAATAACTATTTTACTAGAGTCATTAGTTCTTCTTGCCATCATATGGGAATTCGTATCATCAATTCCAGCAACTCCTTTTGCAAAATCCATTCTAGAATATGGTGTTCTATTAGATTTTGCGTTAGAATCAATAGATCCATATGTATTGAATAATGGCAACCAGTTACTACCAACAGTAGATGATTTATTACCAGAAATAGTTCCAGCATACCCGATCATCATCCAACCACCACCATCTGTCTCCATATCACAATATATTTGTTGAGGTTGTCCAGAAAAGTTTTGTGGTTTAATCCAATAAACACCAGTTGTTGCAGCAGGATTTGTTTCTTTAATTTCAACAGCACTTTGAGCAGCACGACTTGCAGAAGATCCATCTGCCTTTCCACCACCAACAAGTAACCATTGTTGACCATCAGAAATTTTCATAAACCCACTCTGAGAGTCATATATTACTAGACCCTCATCATGAACAGGATAATTAGATACTCCGTTGTAAATAGGAACTCTGAGACCAGTGCTCGCAATAACAGTATTGCCCTCTATTCTAGCTGCGTTGACCTGTCCCATTAAATGTATCCTTGATTTGACATAGCGTTTTGTATTTCAGCAATTTCCGTAGTAGAAATTCTTCTAGCATAGGCAGCAAATAATCTTATATCTCCCCACCACTGAGATCCACTACTAGGTGTTGTATTACCACTATGATATCCACCTATAGATCCAAAACCTCTATTATATCTAGCATTGGAATTACTTATAGATCCTCTAGAAATACCATTTACATGTAACTCATACGTTGGATTATCAGAATTACTCCACCTCCAAATCATAACCATGAATGAATTACTTCCATAACCTGGCAAAGATTGTTGAGAATATCCAGTCCCTATAAATCCAGCACCATTGTTATCATACATTCCAATATTCCAAGCACCAGACTGAACAATAACATGATGGTCTGCACTATATGATCTAGTAAGTGTTCTCCATTGAGAAGTAGAGTTTAAAATTCTAGTTACAACAACATAACTAACATCACCACTTAAACTGATGTCAGTACCATTTTTTGCTTGACCATGATTTCCTCCAAAGTCCATATATCCAGACATTTGTCCTGCACCACCTTTAAATGCTCCATCTACTACTTGGAAATTATTATCATAACCACTTAAATCTGTCCAAGTAGTTCCACTACCAGGATATGAATCAGTATTTGTAGCATCTAGATATACTCTCATACCATCAGTAGGTAATGCACCACCAGATTTTTTAGAAATATTTACCCACGCAGTACCATTCCAAACTTCTACTTCCAGAGTATCTGTGTTCCAGATAATTGTTCCCTGTGCAGCATTTTGAGGTCTTTGATTAGAAGACACAGCTGTCAAAGTTATAGTAGAGTTAACACTGTCAACTTCTAGACTTCCGTTAACGTCTAAATTATTAACATTTATATTAGAAACATTTAGGGTTCCCATAGATCATACATAGTCCGTCCATTTATATTTATCGGATAAAAGCATTAAAAGTCATTCTACTTGCATTCCACTTCTTTTGTTGGAAGTGGATTGAGTGCCAAAGATTACCTTCGTACATGATTAACTTGTTAAATTCATGTGGTTCTATGTGATATCTTGTCCACTCTTTATGTTTTACTTGAGATGGATCAAAATTTACCATTGCCTGTACAGGATTCAATAATCTTTTTGCTCTATAATTTTTATCGTATAACGTAGTCTCCTCCCCTGTCTCTTCACTTCTAAAAAATGATGTACCATTATCATCACCATCGTAATCATCTTCTGTATTGAAAGACAAGACACCAGCATACCTAACTTCATCTGTGTGCGGAAATAAACTTTGATATCTACATTTCTCTTTCATATCATATATTTGAAAACCAAATCTAGTTTCATCAGGAAATCTCATTATCTCACTACTACCTTCAAAATATTTTGTTGCCACATACTTCATTGGTTCATACAAAGCTTTCTTATGTATGCTCATATAATGAATGTAACCTGGTAGATTTGTAACCTCTCCTTGATATGTGGAGACATAATCTATAGATTGTGCATATGCTTTTAACTCATCAGGATATTGAAAAAAATCCTTGACTATTACGATTCTATTTTTATGTTTCCCTATATGTTTTTGTTCTACTTCCCAACTAGATGGATGTGCTACAGAAAAAAGTTTTCTATCAATTACTTTCATTAGATTTCTCCAATACCATTACAAATAAACCATTCCACCAATGAGTTGGATTTTCTATAATCTTACTAAGTATTTTTCTCTCAAAGTATAGATCATAATTATTATCTTTCACAAATTGTATTGCTGATTCTATGACTCCATCAAAGTTGGCATCATCTACAACTAAAATAAATTTGTCTGCAAGGAAAGGTGCTATATGATTCAAAGCATTTAATTGTTGTACATAATCATGATTAGCATCATAGAACACCACGTTTGGTTTCTTTCCTTGAAAATCTTCTTCTTTTAAATTAAGAATATCAGATTTTAAAAATAATGATTTTCCATTCTCATATTTTTTAAAGTGTCTCTGAAACTCATCAAAGGCATTACCAACTTCACTCCAATGTAAATTGTTTGTCATTGGTTTGCATTCTGGATCTGAGTAATCATCAACACCAATATTTTCTACATCATTTCCCATTGTAGCAGCAAAAAATGTACTACCCATCAATGTTCCTAGTTCAAGATATACAACATCATCATGAGAACAAAGGTTGTTCAAGAAGTGTCTAACTCTATTTGATGTTATTCCTTGAATCTCATATCCCTCTGATACAAAATTAGATTTGAATGACAAAGCATTATCAATAGCATCCAAACATCTTTGTGTATATTCTTCCACCTCAAATTTCTCCCCTATCTTCTTGAGGTGTGAGTCTACCACAGACTCACAGTAATTACAATCCCAACAGTCAAACTTACATGTTTTGATCTTATATCTCCACAAATTTATCGGAGCATCCTTGACTTTTAAGTCATCCATGTATTCATCAAACTCAGGGAATAAGAGTTCATCTTCTTTTGCCCATCTCTCTATGATGTCCATAGACTCTTTTAGTCTCATCATGTTTTCTCTACCATGCATCTTGAATACATCTATACCAAGATCTAAAAACTCTTCCCAATCTTCTCTCCATGGAGGTAGGTTTGCTGCTTTCAACGCAGAAGAAGGATCTTCTATATCCCATTTAGAACAAGAGTTTGTACTAATAGGATCCATAAAAAATTGTGGAGACTTACCTTGTCTTGTACTATTGAAATGATAATGCTCATCCATAATACTACAACCACCCCAACAACCTTCGTTTGCCAGTAATGAAATCTCTACTGGTTTACCAATCTTCTTGCAGTATTCTTTTGCCTTCTTTATCTCTAGTAGTCCACTCTTGTCACGCATCATATCTCTGTCTAAGTTAATATAATGGAAGCCAGCCTTAGCAAGATTTACGATATCGTTTGCCTTACAAACATTCCTTATGATAGTATTCTTAATTTTTAAGTCAGGAAATGCTGACTGTATTTGACCAGATGCTACCCATGTAGTATGTGGTATCGTAGCAATACGAACATTGAACTGATCATATATCTGTCTAAAATTATGAATGAATAAATCTAATCCCTCTTGATCTGGTCTAACATATATGTTATTGAATGTTGCTGATATAGGTATGTCTGTCTCTCGTGATATTACTAAAGAGTTAAAAACTAACTGAGATATATCTCCAGCAAAAACATCACCCATCGCATCTTGCGTAAAGGGTGGCATTCTACATGTAAAGTATAAGTCTTTAATGTAAGGTTTATATTTTGTCAACCATGGTATAAAAATTCCATCCGTGAATTGTTTATCAAGTTTAGGATTTATTGGGAGACTGAAGACGGATTTTTTCATTTGGTAATGTAGTCAAAACTTTAGTTTTAATTTCAAGATTTCTTGCTTCTTGTAGTTGTTCTACTTTTGGCATTTCTGCCATTAACTTAGGAACAGAGTAGTCCTTGAATGATCCTTCAATAACTTTTCTAACCTCTGGTAGAAGTTGCTGTGTCATTTTTTCAACTCCTGCTGTTAACATTGTAGCATGTTCTACAGCACCTTGTATAGCAGTTAACTGATCTTCTGCTGGCATATTTAAAATAGAATCTAAATTACCACTTCCAATCCTACCACAGTTGTGTACATCAACTGCAGCTTGCTTTGCCATTCTAGTAATCCAATACTTTCTATCCTCGTCTTCTTGTGTCACACGATAATATTCTATACCTTTCCTGTCGTCCATGTGATTACGAACCATATCACAGAACTCAGATATTTCTCTCTCATATGTAATGTACTTTTTCTCAAACAAAGACTCATCGTACTTTGCTTTCTCCATTTCTATTTCTAATCTTTCTACTTCTAACTCATCTGAGTCAGGTCTTTTCTTTTCTCTTTCTAACTCACGTTCTAATTTCTTTCTAGAGTTTGTACATAACTTATGTTTGTACTGTAATTCAACATACCCATGTTGTCTTGCTTCAAGTTCCAACAATGCTTGTTGAACTTTTTTGTATGGAGTGATCTGAGAACCAACAACAAAAGTATCATTCTGATACATTGTCTGTCCCATCTGCAAGTTTACTGCAGCATCTATAATATCATCATCTGATAATTTAGATCTTAAATCAATACTAGAATCCGAATGTTCCATATGCGACTTCACCGTTCAATCTATTCATATTATCATCCATTCGTCCTAACTTTTGTGCTTGGACTCGTGGCATACCTATATTTAGGTAGTCTTCCCAGAGGATATTCATGTCCCACATATTGTCCGCAAGTTTGAATTGTGAACGAATAGCATGATATTTTCCTAAGAGTGCTGCATATGCTCTTACATATTCATTGTGTTTTTCCAATATTTTGTCAACCAATATCTCCTTTCTCATACCTCTAGTCATTGCAAGTATATCTAAGAAAGGTGTTTCTGCATCTAGACTTTCTTTATATGCTCTTGCCTCTGGTAATTGATATACCCATGACTCACTTTCTACATCGTGACAGTTTTTAAAGTTTTTAAATCTTAATTCAAATTCTCTTTCAATAACTAAGATTGCTAACTTCTTCATCCATATCAATGCATTCTCAATCTTCTTGGAGTTCATTGGAACTTTACCTTTATTCCACTGAACTTGTCCCTTTGCATCCATAGAAGCAATGTAATCTTTTGAGTATTGTCTTATCTCACCAGCATAGTTCACACCATCATGTAATTCTTTTTCAGTAAATTCAATATATCTTTTAAGACCAGATTTTAGTGTTTCAAATACATCACGTTTCATTTTAACAATTGATATGTTAAAAAAATTATAACAATTATGATATGTTGTATCATGTGGTCTCA